CCCACACACCCCACATACCCCAACATCACACAGATTTATGGCCCCGTTTATGAGACAACCGATCATGTGCCAACCGATCATGAGACAACCGATCATGAGACAACCGATCATGAGACAACCGGTCATGAGCCAACCGGCCCCGTTTATGCGACACCCTCTGGCTCCCCCGATACTCTCGCTGGGACCAGCGGGCATCCAGTGCCCGACGGGCACAACCCGTACGATCTTAATCCGGGAGTACGGCCACCGTAAAGGGAGGCGTAATTGCCCTGGCTGGCTCCCCCGTATGAAGCAGTACAAAATGAAAATGAAAATGAATATGAATGATGAGAGAAGACCTTGTACAAATAAAAAATATAAAGATAGTATGTTTTGTAGAATATATAAAAGAACTAAAGGTAAAAAGGTAGTAAAAAGTAAATACTTAATAATATAATTTTTTTTAATTTCTGTGTTAATTTTATGTCTAACAACTTCATCTCTATCTCTATAAGAATTTAATAATTGATATACTAAAACAGCAAATATAAATGCGATAATACAAAAAAGAGGTATATTATAGGCATAAGACATTCCAATACCCAAACTTTTATTAACCATATTATTACTATTTTTAGCCATATTTATAATTATATTAGATAATTAAATTATCTTAATAAGTTCAATTCTTTTAATTTTATTTAGTAATTGGTTCCATTCATTATTAATTTGTTTTTCATTTACAAATTCTTTATTTACTAACCAACCATTTTTTTCCATTAACTTTTTAAAGTTTTCATAATGTATAATTGGTTCTTTAATAGCTTTAAAATGTCTAAAACTATAATATGTTTTTATCCAATATGGTATAGTCTTATTAACTAAATCATCTTCATAATCTATTTCTGAATCTATTATTTTAATATAACTACCTTTGGGTAAATATATATTATCATATAAGTCTATTAAACTAATATATAGTTTAGTATTTTTTCGACTATGAGAATTTAGTTCATTTATAAAATTATTAAATCCTTTTTTTTTCCCAAAAACATATTGAATACTAAAGTTCATAATGATAATATCATATATACTTTGAATATTAGTTAGTGAGAAGTTGGAATTATAATATGATTTGATAGGATTATTTATGTTAGTATCCCATTTTTGTGTTATATCTCCAATATATAAATTACTTCTTTTATTTAGTTTATTGAAACTTTCCATCACAGAAATATCTATTTCGATTCCATCTATTTTAATAGTCTGGTCTTTCCATAATATATTATTACAGAAACCACAACCTAAGTCTAAAACTAAATTACTTCTTCTAAAATAATTATCTTTTAGAATTTTATTAAATATAGTTTTATTTATATTACTAAATTCTGTAAACTCAAAGTCTTTTAAGAAATGTTGGTAATAAATTTCCTTTATATTTATTTTATCTAAGTATTGAATTATATCTGCGATACACCAAGGATATTTATGATAATATTCCAATTGGTCTACTAATTCCTTTGGATTCGGGTACTTTTTATCTTCCCTCAAATCTATTGGTTCCCAATCATTATTTTCTTCATTCCAATTACATCTGTATATTTCATTTCCTTTTAATATATCAGCAGTCATACACCTTTTAGGTTTGTATTTATATAATTCTGTTTTATTTTTCATAAGAATAATACCGTCAGTTTTAAATTCGTTAAGAGTAATAAAACTAGACATATCTAAGTTTTTCATAATGTTGATACATTTTAAATGTATATCATTATGGTATTTTTCTATTATATCTAATATATTTAGTGTCATTTCTTTATCTCTAAACAACCAAACTTTTTTAGGATACCATTTATTTTTTTCATTTTTATATCTGGAACAGAATTCCATAATATCTAAAACTTCAGTTTCTAACTTTTTATAAATCATTTCCTTATGATTTATATCTAAGAAATTATCATATGTCGAAAAGTTTTGACATAATTTATGTTCTAAGACTAAGTCATTATAATCTTCTATTGGTTGATTATGTATTTTAGTATGTGATCTTAAACCAAATACTAAGTATAAATCTAATTCTTTAATATATTCTCCATCCATTTTAACATATTCAAACTCTTCTGAAATAGTTGGAAATAATATATCTTTATCTATATCTTTAACTAATAATCCGTCTGTTTTCTGACATATACTAATATCACCTTTACATATATTAATAAGTTGGTGTGGTAAGATATGTTTAGGATAAATATAGTTAAAAGTATTTGTTTCGCACATATTGTCTAATTCGTCCATATTTTTATAGAACACGGGTCCTCCTCTATTTATAATTGTATTATCTCTTTCAGGTTTAGTTTCCATATTAATTACGGATTCTTGAAATAAATACTTGTGTTCTTTCTTATTTTTTAAATCTCTCCTAATTCGCAATCTTCTAACAAGGTTATAAAGATTAATCCATTTTTTATATTCATAGTTTACTATAGTATGTAATTGATTATCACATATATTCAAGTAAAATTTCATAAAATTATAATCACATCTAAGTAATGCTTTAAATAATGCCTGATTATTATTACTCGCCGCAAGTTTAAGGTATTGTTGTTCTAAGCATTTTTTCACTCCTAAGTTATGGAATAATTGAATTGCTTTAATATAATTATCTTGATTTACAATACTATTATATGGTTTATAACTTTCATTATTATAGTATGAAATTATATTAATATATAATCTTTCTTTAAAATTGTATCCTAAATCTTCAATAGGTTTAGAATATTTTTCGCAATATCTTAATATTATTCGCGTTTCTATATGAAACCAAGTAAATGTTTTAAGATTTTCTTGAACTAATAACCAGAAGTTATACTTTGGATCAATGAGGTCTAAGAAATATTCTATGAATTCGTAGTTTTTTTCTAAAATAATACCATTGAATAATCTTATAATATGTACAAAATTATTTTCTGTTATTTTATTATTCATTAGTTTTTTCATAACCCATTTTTTTACTTCAATATTTCCTTTATCTTTGTTTAAAAGAAATATGGTGTTAATGAGTGAATTGAAATGTAATTTAATGTTTACATATTTGCTTATTAGTTTTAACTTTTTTATTTTGTTTTCTTGATTAGATTTAACAGTTAAGAATTTATAATCTAACCTTAAATTGTTAATTGGTTTATAAAATTCTAATATATTTTTAATAATTCTATTATCTCTATTATATAAAGCGTCATCGGTAAGTTCTTTTAAATCTATATTATCAAGAAAATTAGGAAATTTATTTTGGAAATATTCCAATGTGTCTAAGTTTCCATATTTCGCAATTGATGTAAGTATTTCATCTAAATAATTAGTATTAATATTATCAATAATTAAATCTAATGTATTTGTAATTTTAGGTAACCTTACTAAACAATTAATCCATTCAATATTATAATCGTATTTATTAATAATATCTGAAATTATTTCTGTGTCATATTGATATATAATAGTTTTTAGTATAATATGAAATGTTTTTGTTTTTTTGTAATGATTTTTGGTTTTTATAATATTATTGTAATTATATATACTATTTAATAATTGGATCCAAAATGTATTACTTATATAATTATATGGAAAATCTTTATGTTTTAAAATATATGTAAGAAATTCTAAATTTTCGGCTTCTATAACATTACATAATAAATTTTCAATATAATTTTCTTTTTGTAAGAAATCTAATTCCATTAAAGTATTAAATAATTTTTTTTGTATTTTTATTTCTGAACCTGTTAATACACCTAAATATTTTTCTGTAATATCTATATTATTTTTATAAAGTGAAATAGGTTCTAATTCCAGTATTTTATTTATATATTCAATATCTTTGTTTTTAAAACAAGATACTTCGTCAATATTATTCCAAAAACTAAATTTATGTTTTTCGACTAGATAAAAACTATTTTCACAATTTCCATTTTCAATTGCTGATTTTAATAAATTATAATTCTCAATATTTATATCATTTGTTATATCATTATATTCGAGTTCATAATTATTATTAAATAACTCTGGAAATGAATTAAACCATATGTCTAATATTATAGGATTTGTAAAGTATGCTATATCAGCACCTAGTATATTAATTTCGTTTCTATCTTTTTCTAAAGTTAGAGTTTTTGTTTTTTCTATTATTTTATTTTTTACTATTTCTTCATAGTCATTTTCAAAAGTAAAGTGTTTTTTATCTTTTTTGAAAATATATAATAATACAGATAATATAGGCATATTTTCTAAATGCGAATATTTCGTTTTTAGATAAAAGCTCAAATTTTGTGTTTTAAAAAATATAGAAAATTTTGTATCACTAGGATAACTATCAATATTTATAAATTGATTCATTTTGACCAGTTTAAATAAAAAAAATTATTTTTAAATCAATTTTTTAAGTTATCTTTAACAACTAGTAAATGCTTTCTTAAAGTTAAGTATGGGGTTTTCATTTCCTGTTGTAATATGATATATAAATACTGCTACTAGTGATAAAAAGGATAATCCTATGAGTGATATCATAATATATGAATAATATTTGAGGAAAACTCTCTTCCATGATTTAGAACAATCGCATTCAGAATTACTTAGAATATCACTATATGAATATATTATATAGACACCGAGTATATTTACAAAAACCGATAAGTATTTTATAATTTGGTGAATAATAAATAATTTAGGGAATGTTAGAGAAAATATTATAATAAATAAACCTAATATTGCGAATAATAATAGGGCATATCCATAAAATTTGATATATTTTCTTCTAATATCATCTGAACATTTACATTCTTTATGTTCTAGGGATTTTATATAAGATATAAAAATATATGAGAGAACTAAAGGAACAACTAATACCGAAGATATAGAAGTCATTAATGTAATATTTTTATTCATATTTATAATTAATAGATAAAATAAAATAATTAATACAAAAATAAAAATATATCTTAATAATATAAAATGAGTAAAGTTGCGTTTAATCAAGAACAAGTTGATTATTTAGACAAACTGTTTGGAGATAGAAGAAGACAATTCTTAAAGGAAGTTAATAAAGACAATTTTGAAGCTGACGATAGAGCATTTGAAGCTTTATGTGATAAATTATTTAACACTAAAGATTTAAATGTAGAAAAGAAATCCAAAAATTCTAATAAAACTAATAAATCTAATAAAAAATCAAAGAAAACTAAGAAAGCAAAAACTGGTTATATGAAGTGGTTATGGTCAAATGAAGGTATGAGTGTATTAAAGAAAGAGAATAATAATATGGCACAAAAAGAATTATTTAGTCTTGCTGGTAAAAAATGGTCAAAAATGACAGATGTGGAAAAGAAAAAATATGATTAAGTTATTAAATATATAATTTATTATTTATTATTTATTATTTATTATTTATTATTTATTATTTATAATTCGCAAATTTTCCCGAATTGATTTCTTTTTTTATCTTCTTCACTTAATTTAGTTTCTCTAACTATTTTTCTAATATCTTCACTAATAACATATGGTAATTTTGGGTGACATTCCCATAAATAATAGTTATTAGTAGTTTCAATTTGATATTGTATAGGATAATATTGTATAATAACAGAACTATTATCTATCATTAAATTCCCTAATCTGGCAGGTAATAAATCTCTACTATTATTAGGTAAAACCATTAGTAATTGTTCGAAAGGTTTAAATGGTTTAGATTTAGGTAATTTAATCAAATTTATATCAGAAACATATCTATCCATATAATTATAAAGGTCATTAAAACTAGGGGGGTAATTATGATAATAGGACCATTCCCAAGATATACAACCATAATTATAGTAATGGAAATTCCAATATATACCTTCTAAATATTTATGACATATTTTATCTATTTCATACCTTTCTTCAATATCAAACAAATGTTTATAATATCTATCTCTCCAACCTTCTGCTCCTTGGTCAATTTTTCTTTCTATTTCTCTATTGAATTGTGGATATAAATTAAGTAAATCTTTTTCTCTTTCATAGTTATTATCGTATACTTTATTTGGTTTTCTTTTATGATTTCTTTTTTTATTAAATGTTTCTAATAAGCTATTTTCCATTAAACCTAAATCTCTAAAAATATTTTTTAGGAAATCGTGATTTATTTTCTTTTCATCCAATAATACTAAATTAGATTTAGTATCAAAATAATACCTAACATATAAATCTAATAATAAATCAATACCACTATTTTTTATACCGACAGAAGGAGAATGAGGAATGAAATCATTACCTAAAATAAATGATAGGAATATATAGTCATAAACTATTTTATCTTTTTGTTCTTTATTAAGATAAACCTCACCCAACCTTTCGCATATTTCATTTAATAGATTTTTTTTCAAATTATCTATGGATAAATATAGGAATTTAAATCCGTCAACGTGTATTTTATTATCAAATTCTACAGTTTCTCTAAGTAAATAAATGTTAGGTTTATTCGCAATTAGACATAACATAATTAAGTCAGCGTCCAGGCCATAAATAACATTATATTCTTTATCTGTATAAGTATTTCTAAGGTGTTCTAGTAATTTATGTTCTCCTTCGCCTGGTATATTGGAATCAGAAATAATAATTTTGAGGTGTTTTCTATTGGAAAAGTATGATTTCAATTTAGTGGATAATTTATCCATAAATAATGTTCCAGGTGTAATAGCGTTTGTGTCCCATTCATCGTTTAAATCTTCTTCTACACTATTTCTCTTTTTAATAAGACTTAATTCATTTTTCTCATAGAATTTCTTAAACCTACGCATTCTTTGTTGATTAAGTTTTGCTTTAGGAGCAGAACCATCGATTGCGATATAGAGTAGTTTTGTAGGTTTAGAATATTCTACTAAGATTTCAATATATTTAATGACAAAATTTATCATTTTTTCTTCTAAATCATTTTGTATTGCTTTATTAAAAACAACATCTTTTAAAACTTCCCTACAGCAATAGTGTATAGCGCAGTTAAGGTCCAAATATAAATTATGACAATCTAATACTTTTTTATTAGATGTTATTAAATCATCGTAATTATTAACTAAATATCGGAAAAATAAAGGGATACCCATTTATGTATAACTAAAAAATAGTATTTAAATAAAGTATATCAATTTTTATTTTATTCTTTATCTTCTTCTTCGCTATCTTCTTCGTCAGAACTAATAATTCCGTAATTATCTTTGACTAAGTTATTTCTACCTAATCCTCTAATTTTTGGTTTTTTTTCTACTTCTTCTTCATCTTCTATTAAATCGGCAAATTCCATATCTTGATATTGTGATTGTTGATCTTTTGGTACTAATTCAGAACCTATATGTCCCTTTCTTTTTAAATCATTCATTTCTTGGTCATTATAAACATGGATAACATCTGCTTTACCATCTTCAAAATCTCTTAAAGATATTAAGACATAATTTCCAACTTTAACCCATTGTTTTTTCCTTTTTAATGTTTTTCTCATTTTGGATAAAATTTCAATTACACCTTTTTTTGGGTCTACATATGAAACAGTTACTCTACAATTACCTAATAGTTTATTAACTAAGGCATAATATTGGTCTTTTTCAGGCAATATTAATTCTCTTGTAGTTTGTAAATGGTGTTTAATTTTTTTAAATTTTTTTCCTCCTGCGTTTTTAGGCATTTTAATAATTATAAATATTATAATTCTAAGTAAATCAATTTTATTTATTAACTCATACAAATAAAAATTATGTTTATAAAAAAAATATAAAATATAATATTAGATATATCAATGGATATTAATAGTTCTTTGAATATACCAACTGACGATAACCAAATAGTAAATAACCAATTAGTAAATAACCAATTAGTAAATAACCCATTAGTAAATAACCAATTAGTAAATAACCCATTAGTAGATAATCCATTAGTAAATAACCAATTAGTAAATAACCCATTAGTAAATAATCATATAGTAGACTTTTCTTATATAAATAATAAATATAATCCCGAAGATATAGTAAATATAAAAATATGCCAAAGAATATTAAGAAATAGATTAATGGAAATAAAAAATATTAATAAACAAACAAATATTTGTTATAATAGTATTTATTCGATAATGAAAAAAATACATAGTAGTTTTGTATTAGGTATTATAAGTCAATATGAATATAATTTTAATAATGTAAAATTAGATGAAGAATTAGATACATTTAGAAAAATACCCAGACCATTAAAACTGAAGGATCTTAGAAATAACAATATTAATGATATTAAAAGTACAATATTCTCAATAAGTAATAATATTTTTGATATTATAAGGTGTGTAGGTATGAATTCCATATTTGATTCATTATTATTAATAACAAAAAATCCAATAAAGAAGATATTATCTTATTATAATGATAAGGATAGAAATTTAGTTTATTTTTATAATAATGTATTTATTCCTATTTCGGTAGATATATATGAGTGTAATAATATTGGCGTAGATGATAATTCTATAATTCCTTATAATAATAAAAACATATCAAAAAAGAATTATGATATTAAAAATATAAATTCATATGTCAAACCTTGTTGTTTTAAAATGTATAAAAAAAATAAAACATTTTTAGAAAAGATACAAGGTGGTAGATTTTATTTAAGAGTTCAACTTGATAATGGTAGTATAAAATATGTAGTATATGAAGGTTATTTTTTAGAGGACCCACTTAATATATCACGAATAGGTGGGGAATTAGAGAAAAAAAATAATGAATTAACAGAAAAGATGAAAGTATTAAATATAAATAATTATTTTAAAAATGCTTTTATACAGCAAATATCTATAAGAGATTTTTTAGTATATGATATAGATTATTTATTAGACGAGTGTGTTAAATCGTATAAAGAGTTAGGTGAATTGAAAAAGAAAACTATATCTTCATTAGTTAGTGATTTTTTAAGTTCAGATTTAACAAAACAGAGAAATGTTTTAACATTATTTTTATTAATGAAAGAAGATGTAGATATGCAATATATAGCTTATTTAATGTATGATATGATAAGTAATGAATCTTATTTATTAAAACCACAACCATTGGCAGAGCAGGTATTTAATAGTTTACATTGGTCTGTCCAGAAAATATTTAAGGTTGCGATAAAGAAGATAAATAAATATACTAATGATATATTAAATTTTTCAGAGAAGGAAATATCTTATGAAAAACGTATATTATTGTTAAAAACGGATGATTATGTTAAATCTAGGGTTATGGAAAAATATAAAGAATATTGTAAGAGTGGGGAGAATGCTACTAAATGTTTACAATATATTGAGGGTATTTTAAAAGTTCCTTTTGGGATATATAAGAAAGAAAAGATACTTTCATTTTTGGGGGATTTTAGGAAAGATTTTTCTATGTTTATATCAATTTATATTGATGAATATTTTAAAATTCATAAGGTTTATAAGAAGGATGATATATTGGATTTATGTTTAGAATACTCTGATACTAAATTATTGAGCAATGAAATAAAAAATAAGATAAAACATAAGAAAAATATAAAGTTAACAGTAAATTCGGTAGATATTGACGAGTTTATTAATAGATTTAATTGTTATATGTATAAGAATGATGATGATTTAGTGGAGTTAGAGAATTTATATAAACATTGTAAGAAATTGAAAAAACCCCAATTACAAAAATTAATTAAAATGATTAATGATGATTTATTAATTAAAAAACAAAAGGATAAATTAATTAGTGAAAATGGTAAAGTGAAGGATTTATTAGTTAAAATAAATAATTTTATTATAGACCCAAGTAATTTTGATATAGCAATTAAGTATATTAATTATTTAGACAAGGATAGGCAAAAAATTAAACTAAAAACAAATGATATGTTTATTTCTAATATGAATAATAAGTTTTTTGATCTAAATACTCAATGGTTTAATTATAAGAATAATTATAAGGAATATCTTAAAAATGTTGATTCCATTTTGGATAATTCTATATATCATCAGGATGACGCCAAGTTACAGATAAAAAGAATAATAGCACAATGGATTAATGGCGAGATGAAAGGTTATAGTTTTGGATTTGAAGGACCTCCCGGAACTGGTAAAACTTCTTTAGCAAAGAAAGGAATTTCTAAATGTCTCGTAGATAGTAATGGGCAACAGCGTCCATTTTCATTTATTGCGATGGGGGGGACAAGTAATGGTTCTACTTTAGAAGGTCATAGTTATACATATGTGGGTTCTACTTGGGGACGTATAGTGGATATTTTAATGGAAACTAAGTGTATGAATCCAATAATATATATAGATGAGTTGGATAAGATAAGTAATACGGAGAATGGAAAGGAAATAATAGGTATATTAACACATTTAACGGATTCTACACAAAATGACGAATTTATGGATAGATATTTTAGTGGTATAAAGATAGATTTGAGTAAGGTATTATTTATATTTTCTTATAATGATTTTAATTTATTAGATAGTATTTTGGCAGATAGGATTCATAGAGTTAAATTTAAAAAGTTAAATAGATTTGAGAAGATACATATTTCTAATAATTATATTATTCCGGAACTATTAGAAACAGTGGGTTTAAAAGAGGGTAATGTAATATTTACTAAAAAAATATTAGAAGATATTATTATAAATTATACTCAAGAGGCAGGAGTAAGAAAATTAAAGGAAAAGTTATTTGAAATAATAAGGGAAATTAATTTAAGGTATTTAGTGAATGATACTGACAAGAAGATATTATTACCTTTTACTATAACAACAGAATTTATTGAAGATATTTTTAAAAATAAAGCAAAGATTACTAGTAAAAAAATAGCAGATAAAGCAATGGTAGGAATAGTTAATGGTTTATATGCGACTAATTCAGGTATGGGAGGTATAACTATTATAGAATCATTTAAGACACCTTCTGATTCCAAGTTATCTTTAGAATTAACAGGACAACAAGGAGATGTAATGAAAGAGAGTATGAAAGTTGCTAAGACTGTTGCTTGGAATTTAATTCCAGAAAAAATAAAAACTAGTATTTATAAGGAAATGTCTAATAATGGAACATTTGGAATTCATTTACATTGTCCCGAAGCAGCAACGCCAAAAGACGGACCATCTGCTGGTTGTGCCATAACTTTAGCTATAGTTTCTTTATTAACAAATATTAAAATAAGAAATGACGTAGCTTTAACTGGTGAAATAGACCTAAATGGTTCTATACACGAAATAGGTGGTTTAGAACATAAAATAGAAGGAGGGAAAATGGCAGGAGTAAAATTAATTTTATATCCTACTCAAAATGAGAAAGATATAGAACAAATTAAAAGTAAGGGTTACATATTAGATGATACAATAAAAATACAGAGTGTAAGTAATATATGGGAAGTTCTTAACTATTGTTTAGTAGATAATAATATAAATTTTAATAAATATACTCTTTAATAAATATATAATTTTAACACTCGAAATTATAACTATCACTAGATGAAGAAGAATTATATCTCTTTTCTAAATGACCGAATGTTTCATATCCTTCTTTATATAATGAAGGTGACGAAGGTACAAAATAGTTTGGTGCGGGAGGTGCCGAAGGTACATAAGAGTTTGGTACCGAAGGTATATAAGTGTTTGGTGCCAAAGGTACATAAGAGTTTGGTGCCGAAGGTACATAAGAATTAACTTTAGGTAATTCTATTTGTTTTTTTCTACCTATATTCATTTTTTTAACATTTCCTTTTTTATGAGATACTTCTAAATCGGGATATAAATTTTTACTTTTTGGGACTTTATCTATTAATGATAAATCTTTAATATTATTTGGTTTATGTATACTATTTTCTTCTATTAATTCTGTAATATGTTTTTCTTCTGCTTCTTTTTGTATTAATTTATCGTGAATTTCAATTGCCTGATAGGCTTCATAATCTTTTCCTAAAACATATCCATTTTTATACAAATAAATAGTAGCATTACTTTGTTGTATAGACGGTCTTAGAACATTTTTTTTTCTAAAAGCTAATAATCTATCATAATTATTAGGTTTTGGAGGTACAGGTACGTCTATATTCATAGTAACGCCAGTATTATCCCATAATTTACTTGTTTCACCTGCTTTTTTCATTACAGATTGATATTTTTTTTCATTATTTGTATCTGCTGTAATACAATCTTTGTCCTTCGTATTTTCATTTATATTAAGAATATTATAAATTATTTTATTATTATTTTTCTTAAATGACCAGCGTCGACTCATATTACTAAATAATATTAATATAATTATTTAAAATAAACTAATTCTTAAATAAAAAATATAATAAATAAAATATTGTAATATTATATATTTATAATATGGCAAATAATCCAGAGAAAATCAAAAAAAATGAAACAGCACCAGCATCCCAGCCAGCACCAGCCGTAGAAGAAATAAATAAAAAAAATAAAGATAATATAACGAATAAAGGAACTTTGGAAATGAATTCTGGGGAAAATGCGAAAAAACAAATAGCAAGTCCATTTAATTTTTTACCTTCCTTATTTCATACATTCGCTAAATTATTACCTATAGGATTATATGTTTCAACATTATTAGAATCAATATTATTTAATGATATTAGGGGTTTTATAATATTTTTAGGTTTAATTATTAATGATTTAATTAATATAGGATATAATTATTTATTAGAGAAGAAACCAAAAGAGAAATGTGCTATAATTAGAAATATTTATACTGATGATTTCTTTGAATTATCAACACCACATACTCAATATATTTCCTTTGTTACAGGTTTCCTTTTAAGTAGTATGTTCTTTAAGAAAGTATTCTATTATTCTACATTTACTATATTCGCTATTCTTATAGGTTTAACTGTATGGTCAAGAATTTCGGTAGGATGTAAAGATATTTTAGACGCAGGATATAATTTAATATTTGGTTTATTTAGAGGTATAATTTATTATATTATTATTAAAGATTATTACGAACCAGATGATGTTACTCCTGAAGATCATTGGATAGAAAAAATATTAAAGAAATATTTACCAAAGGGGGATGAGGACGACGAATTGTAAAACTAAATAACTATTTTTTATCGTATTCTATATGACATTTTTTACATAATATAAATAGTGGTATTTCACTATGATATCTAATAAAAGTTATTAGTATATCTTTTATTTTAATATGTGTTGTTTCATCTATAAAATATTTTTCTATTGATTTTTTTAATAAAGAAGACCTATCACAATTTTCTTTATTACAATGAGCCCTATCTAATTGAACTGTTTTACTTTTTTGTATGCCACAATTATCACATTTATCAGTATTATATTTAAAGAAAGAATTTATAAGATTTTTAGCTGGACCACCTTTAAGGTGGAACAAAATATCCATTAAAGGTCCTCCAATAGTACAACTATTATTTAAACAATTTATTTTTGATTTTCTTATTTTTTCATCAATATTTTGTGTTCTTATAAGAGCATTTTTATATATTTGGTTATTATTATCATTAAGATGTTCCATTTTTTTGAATAAAATACTATATTTTTAATCAATTTTTATATAAAATTAATTAATTTCTATTTTTTCACCTTCTATATTAGTGGCATTTGTTTTATAAACTAAAATTTTTAAAATTCCATTTTCATAATGAACTTTTAAATCTTTATTTTCAATATTATCTGGTATTTTAAATGTTTTCTTATATGTTCTATCGTTAATATGTTTCCATACATCTCCTGAAATATTAGTTATTGCCGTAACTTCTAATATTCTATGTTTTAGCATTACATTAATATCTTCCTTTTTAACACCTGGCATTGATACTAATATTTTAATATCTGTAGGAGTATCTTTTACATCACAAAAGGGAAGCCATTGATTATGTTGTTGAATATTTACACCACCTACCGTGTTAAGTATAGGTGTCGCAATATCAAATAGGGACCCTACGACGTGTGCTCCTAAATCATTAAACTTGCTAAAAGTTTCTTGACCTAAGTTATTGATTGTTTCTTGATTTATGTTTGAATGATTGAATGACATTTTTAAATAAATGTATAACTTATTTTTTTAAATCTAAAAAATATAATAAATATAAAATATAATAAATATAATAAATATAATAAACAATGATAATAATATTTGATTTTATAAGTTTGTTACCAGTAGTAATATATTTTTCACTTCTATATAATTTCTTAATTAATCCAGTGAAAAACCTTATTGATATATTCTTATTTATTTATATATTAAGTTCTGATTACTTAGTCAAAATAATAAAAAATTTAGATTATCCTCCAAAAATGTATCAAATAACTAGAAGACCAGAAGGAGCATATAATACAGATTATTTATCGCGAAATGGTATAGTCCCAAAGGATACTCCTGGGTTTCCTTCTGGTCATGTTACTAGTATAACAATATTTAGTGTATTTATGATTCTCGCGAAATGGCAATTTAAACTACCTTTATCTGATTTTATTTTAAGTAATAAGAGATTTTGTTTAGTACATATATTTTTGATAGGTATAACAGGAGTAGCTAGATACGTGAAAAAATGCCATAATATATTTCAAATCTTGGGGGGTTTTGTGTTTGGTAGTTTTATGGCAGGAATATTTTATTTCTTAATGAAATTATTTTTAATATTATAATATATGTGTTTTAATAAAGAAACTTCTATAGTCTCTTATTTAACGGGGACTATATTTTCGTGTTTAATTTTAAATAAAGGAATAAAAGAAAAAAATAAGAATTTTATAATAACCGGAATATTTTTATAGTTATTTGTTTAATACAATTAAATGAATATTTTATATGGAAAAATCAAAATTGCGATGATAAAAAATAGTTTTTGGAGTATTATAATTATGATAGTATTATTATTACAAGTTATAGTTTTATATATTTGTATAAAAAAATATCATAATATAAAATTTTATATAGATTTAATATTTATAATATTAGCAATATATTCAATAATTATTTTAATAAAAATAGGAAAAAGTTATGTTCTAAACCTGTAAAAAAACATTGTAGATTGGAATGGGCTTCATTAAAATATTTATATAAAAATAATAAATTATTAATTATTACAGTGACTTTAGGATATATGTTATTATTATTATTGCTAAGTGAAAAAATAAAATTTAAAATAAATTCATTTTTATTGAAACATTTTATAAAATTTGCATTAGTATTATCTGTATTAGTGTCAATTTATTTAGAGAAAGTTGATTTTTTAATATATTCGGTAGTTTATGGTGTTTTATTGTTGCTTTTTTCCCATTGATATATTATTTTAATTTAGTTATTTCAAAATAAATACTAATATTAACAGATTTAAATAATAATGAATAAATAGAAATAAATGGAATCTCGTTTAACTTCAATTACACCTATAGACGGAAGGTATAATCAAGAAACAAACGATATAAAAAATTATCACTCTGAATATTCCTTTATTAGATATAGAATTATGGTAGAGATTGAATATTTAATATCTTTAGGAGAGTTTGAGATTTATGATGATATATCAGAAGAAGAAAAAGTATTTCTTAGGGATATTTATAAAAACTTTTCTTTAGAAAATGCCATTAGAGTATTGGAAATTGAAGAAAAGACTAAGCACGATGTTAAAGCAATAGAATATTATATAGTAGATATGATAAAAAATAATGATTCATTAAAAAGAAAAAATATAGATACTTACGTTCATTTTTGTTTAACTTCACAAGATGTAAATAGCACTGCTAATGTTATGATGATAAAATCTACTATACAGAAAGTTATATTACCCAAGATTAATGAGATATTAAAAGTTTTAAAAAATTATATTTTAGAGTGGTCTAAAATTCCTTTATTATCACGAACACACGGTCAACCTGCTTCACCTACATTTTTGGGTAAAGAGATATTGGTATTTTATGAGAGATTGGTAATACAATCAAGAAAATTAAATAATATTAATTACACTACTAAGTTTGGTGGAGCAGTGGGTAATTTTAATGCTCATAGAATGTCTTTGCCAAATGTGGATTGGGTGGAGTTTGGTGATAAGTTTATATCGGTATTTGGTTTAGAGAGAAATCAGTATACAACTCAGATAGACCATTATGATAATTATGCGGAGATATTTGATATATTGAGGAGAATTAATGTTATATTTATAGATTTATGTAGGGATATGTGGTCATATATATCCAGAGATTATTTTACTTTAAAAATGAGTAAAGACCAAGTTGGTTCGAGTGCCATGCCGCATAAGAATAATCCTATTTATTTTGAGAAGGCAGAGGCTAATTTTCTTTTATCTAATGCGTTATGGAATTTATTTTCTAATACATTGCCGATATCGAGAATGCAGAGAGATTTAAGGGATAGTAGTTTATTGAGAAATGTAGGGACGGCATTTTCATATATGTTAATTTCATTAAAAGCGGTAGAGAAAGGATTAGATAAATTAGATATAAATGAAAAAGTGATAAATGAGGATTTGGATAGTAATAGTTTAGTGGTATTAGAGGGGATAGTGGGAAGATTGAAATTAGTATCAAATACTAATATGTATGATTTATTCAAGAATGTATCTAGACAAGAGAATTCGAAAGAAGAAATAGAAAAAATTATAAATAGTTTAGATATAGAAGAAGACGAGCGTAAATATTTAAAGACTTGTAAGCCTAATAATTTTACAGGTATATATAAACTTTAAAGTTCATTTTGTGTATCATTATATTCTAACAAATCCTTCTCATACCTACACCTATCTTCCTTTGATATCTCGATAAAAGGCTCTTTTTGTGTTTCTGACATTGATTTCCAAATCTCACCTGCTTTAGATAAAGCCTCTTTATGTGTTAAATCAGGAAAATCATTTTTAATTTTAGACATTCCAATTTCATTATCTTCATTCCATAACCATATAAAATAAGGTGTCTTATTTTTTTTTGGCATATTCGGATCCTTCACCCTCTTCCCCTTCTTACTCCTCTCTCTAATACTTATATCTCCATTATTATCATTTTTAATCTCTTTTAATGATTTAAAAGTAAATACTTTTTCAAATAAACCCACAAAACTATCCCTATCTCCCTCAAAATCATCCCCTTCAGAATCTGAATTCATTATATTCTCCACACATTCTGATATCTTCTCTTTCATCATATATTCTAACATCTCCTTCTGCTCCTTACTAAAACCTACCACCTCCGTTTTTGACTTTTGTTTTGACATTTTTGACATTTTTGAATTTTGTTTTGTTGACATTTTATATCTATTATATACATATCACATTATATTCAATTTTTTTTATAACTATTATACAACATATACACTAAATATACAAAAATATAAATATAAATATAACTAACTAACTAAAATAAATAATATAACTAACTAACTAAAATAAATAATATAACTAACTAACTAACTAACTAACTAACTAACTAACTAACTAACTAACTAACTAACTAACTAACTAACTAACTAACTAACTAACTAACTAACTAAATTTCAGATATTCAGTGTAGGTTTCATCGATAAATATAACCTTAATATTAACAATAATATATATGTAAATAAAAATAATTGTAAGAAGTTAGGTAAATAGTATCGAAAATATTAACACTAAATTTCTGAAAAATATACTTAGTAAAATAAAAATAAAATATACTAAATAAATTTCAGATATTCAGTGTAGGTTTTATCGATAAATATAACCTTAATATTAACAATAATATATATGTAAATAAAATATATTGTAAGAAGTTAGGTAAATAGTATCGAAAATATTAACACTAAATTTCTGAAAAATATACTTAGTAAAATAAAAATAAAATATACTAAATAAATTTCAGATATTCAGTGTAGGTTTTATCGATAAA